TTGCGTCCCAATGAGGAGGTTCGTAATATAATGAAATCTGTTGGGTTGCCAATTGATGATATTATTAGTGAATTTGGTGTTACTGTGCCAAGTTTAGAGTCTTTTTATAAAGATGCTAAAAAATATGATCGTGTTCATCATTTTACTGCAGATAAAAATTTGTTTGCTAAAGCTATTACTTACTGGCAAAAAACTTTTCAAAGTCATGTTCCATATGCTAATGTTGTTTCTGATGAAGAAGCTATTAGATTAGCTGATCAAAATAAATCTCCTGGTTTTCCAGAAAATGAATTGTATGCTACAAAAAAACTTTTCATCTTAAATGAAACTCCATTTATTAAGAAAACATTAGATTTAATTAGGCAAGGACGAATACACGATTTAGTGGTTAAACTTGCTGACAAAGAAGAAATTCGACCTATGGAAAAAATATCGGAGTTTAAAGTTCGAACTTTTGCTCCTGTTCCTTGTGAAATCCATATTGCTTTTTTAAAATATTTTAATGATATTGCTCAAGCTTTACAATCTTTGGACCCTAAAGTTTCACATAATTGTGCTGGTTGGTCCATTTGGTATGGAGGTTGGCATGAATTGCTTAAAGATATGGAAAAATATGATCAATTTGGTGAAGATGATGCTGAAAAGTGGGATGGAAGTATGATTACTGAAATTCGTGAAATGGTTTGGGAATTCTTTTGGTCTAAGTTCTTTTTAGATCCTAAAGAACGTGCTGAAGCACGTCTTGTCTATTTCACTTTTATGAATCCATTCATTGTCACACCTGACGGTTATATGTTTAGACTAATGTTTGGTGGAAGATTTTCTGGTGAGTTACTCACTTTAATTGAAAATTCACTCATTAATCTTTTTATTTTCTCTTATTGTGCACTCAAGAAAGGTTATGATTTATCAAAATTTTTTGAGAAAATATCTGTTTATTTTATGGGTGATGATATTTTCAGAGCACAATATGCTAAAGGAATTTATAACTTAAGTGCTGAGGAGTTACGCGCTGGTTATTATGAATGTAATGTTATATTGCATTCTGGAACTAAATTACAAAAAAGTCCTGAACAATGTACTTTTTTGAGTCTTACACCATTGAAGAGAAATGGATATTGGTTTTTCACACCTAACATATCAAAGACTATTTTTTCATTAAGTTTGCGATCTGCAAACTCTACTGATTCTGAAATTATGCAAAAATTGTGTATATTGTATGCTTATTCTTATTTCAGTGCCCATATTGATAATGTGGCTAAAATCAAAGCATGTTGTATAGAATATGCAAAAGAGCATTCCTATGATGCATCTGTTGTTAAAATGTTTATTGGTTGGGACATAGAAAATATTGCTAGAATGTTTTTCCCCATTAGACATACATTGGCTGTTAACTTAAATAATCAGGCCAATAAAAGTTTTACTTTTAATTCAAAAATGCAACATACAATACACGAACGAAACCCTTTTACTCACAGAGATATTTCTGGAAAGAATAAAGATAGACCGCAAGGTATAGATCTCTCAGGTAGAGGTATTCCTAAAAAGAAGGTTGAACCATTAGTTGGTAAACCTGAAAATTATAAAACAGTGCCAAAGAAGGATGTTGTTATTAAAAATCCTTTACATGATCCTACTGTTGATAAACAAGTATTTGATGCTTATCAAGCTGATCATAATATTCGAAATGGTAAAGGTTCTCAAAAAGATCTTGCCCATTTTGATCCCCCATCTGATTCTTACCCATATAATTATATGGGCCCTTATAGATCTGATGGGAAGTTTGTTGAAAGTGAACCTCTTCACAAACACACTGTTAAACCTGTCGATGGTGATGATTATAATTCTAAATTCCATGATGTTGATTACCACACTGGAAAAGTACTCAAACAAGACATTGATAGTCCTTTTTATGATTGGGCTGATTCAAATTTTCTTGATAGAATTAAAGATTCAAAATCTTGGGCATCTTATCTTGCCTCTGGGGCTATATATGCCTCAAAATCATTACGAGCTCTTCGACGATTGTTGTTCAATAAGAATTATGATGAAACTGATATCAAACTTAAAATTGAACAACTAAAAGAAAAAATGCCAAAACACGACGCTCTTATGAAACGAATAGTTAAGGATGCTAAAAAAATGCATTCTGGAAAAAAGAATATGAAAAAATTCAAAAGAAAAAATAAAAAATCTTCAAAAAAATATTCAAAAAGAAAAAGCTATGATCATGGTGTTGTTTTCAATAAACCTAATGAAAAATTAGCTAGATCCAGTAGTAATAATAAAATCCGAAAATTTTGTAATGTCTTTTTAGACAATATGACTACTGCAACAACAGATGTTAGTGGTTTGTGTTATAATATTTATGCCATAAATCCACAAACTTTATTCCCTCAAATGGAAGCTGGTATTTTAGCTTCTTTTTATGAACGTTGGGAATGCCATAGATGGCGTTTGGTTTATAAACCATCTACTGTTAATACTACACCTGGTGACTTTTGGGTTGTCCCTGAACCTGATGTTACTGATACTGTTATAATTAAGGGTGCTGTTTTGAATGTTCAAAATATTACTGATAACTCTAATCGTCTTATCATACCATATCAGGGTGGTCTTAAAGACTCTGATAATAAAAGTCCATGGTTTAA